CGATGAAGGTGGACCAAACGCATTACCGACAGGTTTCCAAGACTTGGACGAAGCCCTGAACGGGGGTTTCAGGCCGGGGAGCATGTACGTCCTCGCCAGTCGCCCCGGCGTAGGGAAGTCGGCCCTCGCCCTGCACTTCACCCGCAAGCTCGCCGTCCAAGACCACGCCATAGCCTACGTCAGCCTTGAGATGAGCGCCGCCGATTGCGCCGCCCGCCTGCTGACCGCCGCCTCCGGGGTGCAACGACCGTTCAAGCGCGGGTTTCTCACAGAGCGGGCGAAGGCCGACCTCGAAAGGGAAGCCGACCGTCTGCGCCACCTGCCCGTAACCTTCATGGACGCTCACGAGGCCACGATGGGAGCGATATGCTCCCGCTTGGCCCGCCTTGACCGCCGACCCCGCCTGCTGGTCATCGACTACCTTCAACTCCTCACCTGTCCGGGCCACGAGGTCCGCGCCGTGGAGGTCGGCGCCATTTCTCGTTCATTGAAACAGTTGGCGTTGCGGGAAGACCTGCCCGTCCTCGCCTTGTCGCAACTTAATCGCGGGATGGAGCAGCAGAACCGCGAACCGCGCCTGTCCGACCTGCGTGAGTCAGGCAGTATCGAGCAGGATGCCGATGCGGTGATGCTGATGCACCGCCTGGATGCCACGGACACGGATGAAGCGGTCGAGGAAGTACAAGTGGCCTTGCGGAAGAACCGTAACGGTCCTCACGCCGAGATCACCCTGCTCTTCGACAAGCCCTTCGGCAGATTCAACGAAGAGGGCAAGGTGGGCGCCGTGGTGGAGCGGGAGGATCAACTATACTAGGAGGCTACGATGCCCTTTAGCGGGGCATACGCTATGTCAGGAGGCGTTTCTCCTTGGCGCGAGATAGAGGACACTCCTCACGCGCAAGGCTTCCTGCGTGGGCTATGGGGTTTTGAAGCTCATGTAGTCCAGTTCACCCCGGTCGGCTATCTCTTGAACGAATGCCTTCGCGACTTCGCCGGAATCATAACTCCGCGCCGCATAGCCCTTGTGCCCCGCCCGCTTCTTGCCCAAGTAGGTGATCCCGTGTCTCGCCAAGAAGTTCAGGGCGGATTGGCACTTCCGGAACTTTCCCTTCGGCGTGAAGTACATTGTCCATCCCCCCACCTTGGCGATTCCTTCAAGCTTGCAGGTCGGCCCGAGGATTGCCGTGAAGTATGCCGCCGCTTTCTCTTCGTTGGTCATAGCGTTACCCCCGGAGTCCAGACGATCCACTCCCCCTCGGCGTCGTCCTTGCCCCTGCTCCAGAAGGTGTAGAACTCCACGCCCTGTTCCTCCAGACCGGTCAGGACGAACCATAGGTCTGCCACGCTATTGTCGCGCACGTAATTGAAGGTTCCCTGCATTGCTCCGAAGGTGGACTTCTTCTTCAGCTCAAACTCCGGGTATTTCTCCTTGCTGGAGAACTCCGGGTGGAATTCGTAATGCATGAACCCGCTCTCGAATTCAAAGGCGTTGCAGCGAGTGTGGACCGCCATCTCGGCAAAGCGTTCCTTCCTTAGTTTGGTAGTCGATTTCATATGTCTTTCTCCTTGTTGTCGTTGTCGGTTAATAACCGTGATACTCCCAGCCCTGCCTGTCGCATATCATGCTTATCAGTTTCCGGGCGGCCAGGTCGTCGAACCACGTCTTGGCAAGCATGTGATCCAGCCACCCTATGAGGTGCAAAGGGGTCGAGACCCTATCGAGTTCAATCGGGTAGGGCCAGCTTGTCCCCGGATGGAGCAGCAGAAGCTCCTCCCCGTCGTCACTCCATTTGAAGGCCACCGGACCTTGCGGCGGGAGCCATCTCTCATCTTCGGGTTTCCCTCCTTGAAAACTAGCGTCGAGTATCATAATGTTTCTACTTCTTTTGTTTCGGGTTTGCGCAGTCATTGCACACTGGCTCTGATGACCTATACTCATCCCAAGCCCAATCGGGGACGGGATCACCATGCGCCCAAATAGTAGTCTTGCCCAGCACTACGCTTTTTCGCGCATACTGCTCCCCCCTGTTGATCTTCTTTTTACAAAGAAAACAATCATAAGGCTTCATTGCTCTTTTGGTTTTCATGCCGCGCCCTCCTTCACGACCAAACGCAGGTTGCCCAGATTCTCCGACAGTTCCTTGCGGTAGTGGTCAAAGAAGTTAGTGCCCTCGTCCGACAGTTCAGTTAATTTCGCAACCTGCTCGTCGGACAGGAGTCCGGCCTCGTGTAGCAAGACCTGAAGGCAACACCATTCGTACAGTTGGTGCTCCCCATCCATGCGTTTCTTTTTTGTAGTGTCTTTAGTCATTGGTTGCTTGTCCTTTCTCCTTTCTTGATTTGTTTTATCCCGTCCTCGTGAAGCGCACGTGTTCCGTGAACTCACCGATTCCGGGGCCGTAAATGTTTATTGATTTTCCCACTTCAAGCGCCTTGAATTCATCGAGCCAATCGTCGCCTACGTAGGCGGATAAATCCCACTCGTTGATCTTGGCTAGGGTTGCGTTATCCTCGGTCAGGTTCGGATCGCTGGCGAAGTCGCCGTAACCGTTGAGCCATTCGACCCTGAAGGTGCGGGCGAGCGCCGGTTTCTCAGTAGTTGGAGCGTTCATTGGTTGCCCTCCAGAATCATGGCGTTAACCTTTTCGGTGATTGCGTTTGCGTCCTCCGTCCATGTTTCTTTGGTCATGTCCACGTGGGGAGCGATCAACTCATTGGCGTCGAATAGATCGTGCAGGGCGGCGAATCCCCTGTATTTCCCGTTGACCGGATGGCGAGCATATGCCCGCTCTGCATGGGATAGGCCGCTGAATATCACTTTGGCGGCGTTGCCGTGCGCCGTTGTCGTTGTCGTTGTCATTAGTCTTGCCCCCCTGTTTTGTGGTACTTCCCGTCATGGCCTTTGGTATCAAGTATCTGCGCGCCGTATTGATCGAGATAGCCATTCATAATGGAAACTAAGTTGAGCAATAGGGAGTCCGGCGAATCGTCCAATTCCTTTCCCATTTTATCCGGTATTCCTATCACGAGCGTGGTATTTATTTCCTTTAGGTAATGATTCTCCACATACTCCGCCGGTTTCTCTTCAGTTTTCAGTGCTGTTGTCATTGTCATTTTTCCTCCTTGTCGTTGTCATTGTCGTTATGGTTTTGGTCTATCCACCTTGCCGCTATGAAGAGCGCCGCGAAAAGGGGCATCAGTAATAGCGCATCCCAGTTCATGCCGTTAGCCTTTCCATGTTGTTTCTCGCTTCGCTTATCGCTTCGCCAACCATGCTCCTAACGTAACCTCCGGGTTGCGCGAAATCCTCTAGGCTTTCATAGCAGCAGGCGCCTAGATAAGAGGTTCCCAGCGTCAACCCGGTTCCCTTGTGGTCAACCGTTATCTTGGCCGAAAACCATATCCATTTTCCGCTCTCTACGTTGGCAAAGAATTCATCCCTTTCTCCTTTCATCCAGTCATAAGATTTGTCCGGGTGCACGTCCTCCTCTTCGGCGTCCAATTCAATGCGCCAGTTTTTTGTCTCTTTTATGATCATGCCGTTATCCTTTCCATGTTCCATTTTTCAATAGCCAAGCGCAGCTGCTTTGGCTTGCGCTTAGATTGCGCCCGTTTCACCTTCACGTATGCCGGCGGCGTGGGCGGTTTGCTGCCGGTTTCCACCACGTCCCGCGCCTTGTTTCCTGCTACAATTAGCCTATCTGCCTCGGCCAGCGCCAAGGGTATTAATGCGTCAAGTTTATGCATGTCGTTTTGTCTCCGTTTTTAGTTGTCGTTTAATTATGCCTTCACTACGCGCCAACCGCGAGATTGCGTCCATCTTGCGAATAGATCACGAGCATAGTTTTGGGCGTCTTTTTTGTTAGTGAAAGCGATGCCGTTTCCATACCATTTTTGGTCGTTTATAACCTGCACTTCTACTTTCCATTTCATGTCGTTTTCTCCCCTTGGTTTGTTCAGTTCAATGCCACGTCCGCAGCCCTATTTTTCTTCGCTCCATGTGGCGGAATCCATATTGGTTTTGCGCCTATGTGATTGCCGGGGCATAGTCCGCACGTAAGGCAGTCAAGCCCATGCGTGTTAGCTAGGCATTCAATCGTGTTGGCCGGTTGTTCCGGCGAGACGTGGAAGTATCGCAAGCCCTTACTTTCAGCCTTGCACCGGCTTTCTTCCGTTTCCGTGCTCGCCATGAAAAAGCGCCCGTATGCTTCCGCTTTGGCTCGCGGCATCGATTGCCAGTCGTGAAAGTATCCCGTCCAGCCATCCGATAGGCTTGCGATCAATTTCACCTTGGCGAGCGGCAAGTGCGACGGGTTGCCATAGGCTCCGAAGCGCACCTTTCTTCCCTTGAAAACGTCGCTGTAATCCTTGACCGGCAAGGCAGGGTACAAGCCGCGCTTGTAGGCTTTCCACACGCTCGCCACGCCTTGGCCAACGTTTACGTAACAGCCGTTGCCGGAAGCAAACCGGCAGTCATTGCAAATTGTTTTGGCGTCAAGGCCCGTTTGGACTGCCCCAACTGGGTGCACGTTCGCGAGGACAAACCAAATTTGCACCATATTTCCCGTTTTGCGGTTATTAGATTTGAGTGTGCAAATCACCGCGAACTTATGCTTGCCAAGTTTGCCCTCGTGCAGAATGTAGCCTTTTTCCTTATTCATTTTTGCGTCTTTCGTTCGAGATTTATCAGTCCGTGAACAGCCAACCTCGAAATAATTCCGGGGCCAGCGCCCGCAAGGCCGTTTCCGATCCTCGCACGAAGGGAACGCCCGGTTTACCGTTGAAAATACCGGCGCTCACAAGTATTTCGTCCGGGCCTAGCGTGATTTCTGGCGCTGCCCCGCCGAATTGCACTGCTCCCGCATGTGGCGGCAGGTCAAGCCTTTGCCCCGTTAAGCTCAACAGTGCGAAGTGGTCGCGGCTGCCGCCATCCCACGCGCTATTAATGCGGACTTTGTCGCACGTCCAAACGTGTGTGGATTGCTTGCGGTTGGCAGGAAAAGCCTTGCGCACCAAGCGGTCAATTTCAGGCCATTGCTTGCGTTTGATCGTTGTCATGTTGTCTTGCCCTTCCTTGTCGTGATTATATTTTGAATTCCCGGCGTAGCCCGAAAAGCGCGCTTGCCAATTGCCCGAAGTACCTCACGAGAAACCTGTCTTGCGTTTCCTCGCTTGCGTCCTCACTTAGTGCGCCGAAAGCTTTTGCCCTTTCCAGAATGTCGTGATTCATGTAGGGAACGTGCATGGCAAGCCCGGCGAACCAATCCTGCGCAAGCTGGTAGCTAGTGCCGCCCTTTTCGCTTTTTAGCCTGTCGAATAGATAGGCAACGCCCTTGCGCACGTCCTCCTGCGCCTCCTGTGGCATTTCCCCTTCTGCCTCCATTGCCTCCACAATTAGACTTTCGAAAAAGCCTAGCTTGCGCGTTGCGATCAGGTTACCGTTTTTCAATGTGAATTTGTCCATGTCTTGTGTCCTTTTGGTTTATGGCTCAGGCCCGGTTTGCTTGCTCGTTTTCGACGCTTTGCTATTCGTTGCCATTAAAGGCGTCTTTAATTTTTTCATAATCTGTCTTGCGATGGACGGTTATCCGTCCCGGCCATAAATAATTCACATTGAATTCGGTAATTTTTAGCCGACCCAAACGGCTAAGCGCTAGGTATAATCCGTCTACGGTAAAGCCTTTTCCGGCGTGCGTGATTCTCATCTTTGTCTTATCTCCTTTGGTTTGCCCGCTAGCCTAGGCTTGCGGGATTTGGTTTGTTTTGGGTTAGTCTATGTCGATATATTGCCCAAGATATTCTAGGGCTTGTTCGTCCTCCCTAGCATAGGCAAGGGCTTGTGATAGCGTTGTAACGTCTTCACCTTGACCGGCGGCGATCCTGCGAATGGTCAACAGGATGTCGCCCCGGTCGTCGTCGGAGAGGTCGCGAATCTGTAATGTATTAAACATGGTTGAAACGATGGCACAAAATGGCACAAAATGGCAAACTTTATTTTCGGGCATGATAGGAAAACCTAGGAAACAAGCGGGCCGCAGGGCGAAGAAAAAAACAAGCGCTTTCCCGGTCTCAAGTCAGTTTGCCCGGTTTGCCCCGGTCGCAACGGAATCGGAAAGCTTACCCGGAAAGCCCGGAACGGTTGCCGGAAAGCATGGCCGGTTGCCCCGGAAAGCATGCCGGGAAAGCATGGCCCGCCATCCGCTTAACGCAAGTAACTTGCAATAATCATTTCGCCCCACCGGCCACCCCTCGCGTACGCGCGCGCGTAGAACCAGACGCGACGCGAACCGGTTCGCGGCTCACCACTCGCCCGCCTGGCGTGATCGCGCGAGTATTAGGGCACGCGAGGCGACCGGATTGGGGCCGGATTAGACGTAATCCATCTTGTGCGAAGTTGGCCGATTTCCGCAAGTTATTGCCCGCCAACGATTTGCCGAAAACGGGCAACTTCGCGTGGGTAACATTTGCCCGAAATCGGCCTCGCGAGTAGCATTGCCCGCCTGGAGCGCGTCACGTAACGCCACGCGCGTCGTCACGTTACGTCACGCCCGTCACGTCATGCGGGCGGGGGGGGG